GGATTAGATATTAACCCTACGTTTACTAATGGTGCGTTTACGGGGGTACAAAATTTGGCAGCAAGATTTCAAGGTAGAGTTGATGTAGGAGCAAATTTTATAGGAAATTTACCAACTAATCAATACCTACATTTTACAGGTGGAAGTGGAGAATATAGATTTGTCAATGGTGGAGGCAATGGGTGGTTCTATACTTGGTGTCAAAATAGTAGCACAACTGAAAGAATGCGATTGTCTACTAATAATAACCTACTAATTGGCACAACCACAGACGCAGGCTTTAGGTTAGATGTAAATGGTACTGCAAGGGTACAGGGGAGTACATATATTAATGGCACATATAGTACATATACTCCAAATTTATTTGTACAAAATAAAAATGGTGGTGTAGCTAATATTGGCGGTTGGAATTTTAGTGGAACTGCAACAAGTAATGATAGTAATAATAATTTATTAAGTGTAGGTTCTTATTATAATGGAAGTACAAATGTTGCAACAAATAGTACTGCAGCAATATATCAGCAATTTAATAATCTACATATTTTTTATAGTAACACAGGATTAACTTCAGGTAATACTTTTTCAAATACTGAAATTTTACGTTTTGGAGCAGGTTCAGCTGCTCTTGCTGGTAGTTTAGTTGTTAATGGCAGTACTACAATAAATGCATCAACTGATTCATATAGTTTTAGTAATAATGATAATGCATTAAATTATACAACTTCATCAGCAACTTTTAGAAGATACAATCTTACTAATACTTCAAATAATCAGAATGCAGCTATTGGAATGGTTTTAAATAATGATGTTAATGATATATTTCAAATTTATCATAGTTCATCAACCAATGTTATAATTGCTTCAAGATTATCAATGATTAGGTCTACAGGAACAGGAGGATTAAGATTGACTTCTGATGTTGGACCAATTGCATTTTATTCTGGAAATAGTAATGTAACAGAAAGTGGAAGATTTTCTACAACAGGTAGTTTTTTATTAAATACAACTACAGACGTAGCAAGTTCTATATTAACAATGAACTCTACTACAAAAGGCTTCCTACCACCAAGAATGACTACAACACAAAAGAACGCTATTAGTAGTCCTGCAACGGGATTAGTAGTATTTGACACAACATTAGGAAAACTTTGTGTATTTAGCACAACTTGGCAAACAATAACAAGCTTATAAAACAAATAAAAATGAAACAAATCGAACCAGTGGTATTCCCACTAAACTTAGGAACTGCAACTATCTTAAATTCTTATTGCATCAATGACAATTTAAGCACATCTGCAACCTTTTACTATGCGCTATTAAGCGATACACAAGCGCAACTATCTCAAGGTAACTTGACTATGGAAGGGCAAGATTATGCTGATTGGCAGACAAATCAATATGCTTGGGATTTTGTAGCTCAACAAATCAATGTTACAATCGTAGGCGATTATGTAGAAAATACAGAAATCTAATATAACTTTACAAAAAAAACAACTATGAAAAACAAACAACTATTACAATTAGTAAGCAACATCAATGTCGTTATTGGCAATCAGGACACCAAGACCCAGAAAAAGCTTTTCAAAATTTATAGTAAGCTAAAGACCTACCACGATGACTACAACACCGAAGTAGAAATCTTGCGTTTAGACAATGCGAGTACCGACGATAAGGATTGTTTATTGCTTGATGACAAAGGGTCTTATCGGTTTACAAAGGAAGGCATCAAGAAGCTTACTAAGGACATCGAGGCTTTAAATGATAAAGAATTTGACTTTCAAATAATTAACGTAGTCAATCCACAAGGTCTTGAGGACTTTACCTTTTTAGCTGATTGGACATCGGGCATTGAATTTAACAAACAAGAAGAAGAAGAACTATAATGGAAAATAACCACCAAGCAGACCAATCAACAATCGTATCATTAGTTAGTGCTACATTAAGCATTACAAGTATTCAACCACTATTCACATTGATTGCAAGTTTGGTGGCTATTGTTTCTGGCGGTATGGCTATTCGCTATTACTACAAAATGACTAAAAAGCTTAAATGAGATTAATACTTTTAGCCTTATTACTTACTTCGTGCGCCTCAGTTAAGAAGGCATCGGAGCGTTTAGATAGCACTGTAGTCAAGACCTTTGACTCGGTGCGTGTTATCGTTTTAGATAGCGTAACTAAAATAGTAGAAAAGGAAGAGTATTTTACCAAGACAATAACTTACTACGATACTTTGTGGGTTACTAAGGATAGTATGATAACTATTCCTAAGTACACCGAAACCTACACAAGAGGCACAAAAGAGAAACAAACGGATAGTAAGCAGACCAAGACGGACTCAATGGCTCTTAATCGCACAGAAAGTAGTCAAATTTCGAAGATAATTAAAACTAAGGATAAGTCCTTTAGCGAATTCTATAAGGCTCTAATTGCGCTTATATTGATAATTACGCTAATCTTATTCTTTTGGAGACGTAAATAATATGGCAAAAGCAGCAAAAAGCGTAAACGTATCGGCTAACCCGTTACCTATTTCATTCAAAGAGTTTAGCAAAAACCCTGTTGTTGGTATGCTATTTTTATGTATCTGCGGTATTAGTTACTTGTATATCGACAATGCAAAGCGTAACGAAAAGCAAGATGAAAAGATAGGCAGCTTGTATGAAATGGTGCGTAAGAGCGATAGCAGTAACGCAGCGAGTACGGCTCGTCTGGAAATGGCAGTAGACCTTAAGGCTCTAAAAAAGTTTAAGTAATGCGCTATTTATTATTTGTTGCTTTGATAGGTTGCGGAACTAAAACCGATAACCAAATTAAAGAATTGCAAGACAAAGTAAAACAAAGCCAAGTGCAGAGTGAAGCGGTGCAGGGTGTGGCTTCTCAGGATAACAAGAAGGTAATTACTAAGACAGTCAAAACGATAGTTACCTTAAAACAAGAAGTAAAAGAATTAAAAACGGAACTAAATGAAGTTAAGGCTAAATTGGACTCCGTTAATTCTGTTGATACTAATAGCACCAAGTTCCAGTTACGCCCAATACGTTAAGAAGATAGGCGGCGAGGATAAGATTGTTATTAGCCGTACAGAAGGCGAGAAGATTAACAACTCATTTGATAGCCTAACTAATTTAGTAAGCTACCAAAACACACGAATAGATAGCTTAATTAAAGCTAACATTAAGACAAGGGATAGCCTTCGAATCGACCTACTTACCCTTAAGGATACCCTTACAATACGCAATAAAATATCAAACGATACGTTAAACGATTATCGTAATAGATACTATAAAAACATAGCAATTTACGAGCAGTACGAAAAGGATATGAACTTTGAACTAAAACTTCATAGGCTTAATTCTGTTTTGTTTGCTATGCTGACATTATTTCTATACTCACAAATAAATTAAGATGCAATTAAACGACAAAGGTAAAGACCTTATTAAATTCTACGAGGGCTGCAAATTAGTGGCTTACAAATGCAGTGCTGCAAAAGATACAATCGGCTACGGGAATACTTTTTTTGAAGATGGTAAACCTGTAAAGCCTGGCGATAAGATTACCCAAGAACGAGCAAATGAGTTATTTGAAATTATAGCTAAAGAGTTTGCGGATAAGGTTGCTCCATTAGTTAAGAGTGCGGTTACACCTAATCAGTTCGCTGCCCTTACAAGCTTTGCCTATAACGCAGGTATCGGTAACCTAAAGAGTTCTACTTTATTAAAAAAGGTAAACGCTAACCCTAACGACCCAACAATAGCTTTAGAGTTTGCTAAGTGGGATAAAGCAGGTGGGAAAGTTCTTGCAGGTCTTACAAAGCGTAGAGCATCTGAGTCAAAATTATACTTCACACCTTAAATTAATACTATGAAATGGTTAGCCAATTTATTATCAGACGAAAGAGGTAGCGTGTCTACAAAGCGTGTTATTGCTTTACTATCGGCTTTGTTTATCTGTATTACCTTATTAGCTAATAGCTTTACGCATCAAGAAATTGCCCCTTCGGATAAACTTGTAGATGCCGTTATGGTTATTTGCATAGCTGCAATGGGTACTACTACAATAGATAAATTCAGCCAAAAATAATTGCTGAATGAATAAACTTTAGTATCTTTGAGAAAATCAAAGAATATGATAAAAAAGTTTAAAATGCCTAAGTATTATGAAGTAAGCATAAACTTAGAAACTGGAGAAGTAAAAGTGTTTAGTAACTCCAAACACGCAAAAGGTAGAGAGTTATCAGTAAATAAAAGCGAAAGCGGATATTTAAGAGTGAAAATGAATAACAAAAGTTACCAAATTCATTCTTTAGTAGCAGGGTTTATTTTAGGAGACCGACCTAAAGATTATGTAGTTAATCATAAAGACGGAGTAAAAACAAATAATAGACCAAGTAATTTGGAGTATGTTACAATAGCAGAAAATATAAGACATTCAGTTGAAACAGGATTGCATATTTGTAACACACCAGAATTAATGGGAAACTATAAAGACGGAAGATGTAAAGACCAGGTGAAATATAAACGAGATTGGTATCTACAAAATAAACAACGCATCTTGGAAAAGATGAAAAAAGTATACTATGACAAAAAGCAACTTGCTCAAATCTAAACGCAAACGTTTATACTTCGATATCGAGGTAAGTCCCAACATCGGTTTCTTTTGGACTTCTGGATTTAAATTAAACATCTCTACCGAAAGCATTATTAAAGAACGTGCTATCATTTGCATCTGCTACAAGTGGGAAGACGAAAAAGAAGTTTACCATTTGGAATGGGATAGCAAACAAAACGACAAAAAGATGCTACAAAGTTTTGTAGATGTAGCTAATACGGCTTCGGAACTTATAGGGCATAATGGAGACAAGTTCGACCTTGCGTGGATAAGAACACGCTGCTTGTTTCACGGCATCGAGATGTTTCCTAAGTACGTTACAATCGACACGTTAAAAGTAGCACGTCAAAAGTTTAGATTTAATAGCAACAAGCTTAATTACATAGCTGATTACTTAGGCATTGGCACTAAGATCAAAACAGAATATAGTTTATGGAAAGACATTGTTCTGCATAAGGACAAAGTAGCTATGGCTAAAATGATTAAGTACTGCCAAAAAGATGTTGTATTATTAGAGCAGGTATTTAATGCACTTAAAAACCACATCGAACCTAAAACACATTACGGAGTTATCTTCGGACAAGATAGGGGCTCTTGCCCTGAATGCGGAAGCGATGATTTGATTATTTCACTTCGTAGAACAACCGCAACTGGTGTAAAGAAAATACAATACAAGTGCAAAACTTGTTTTAAGATACATAGCAAAACCGACAAATAAATGGATAGTAAAATACTTAGCTTAGTAATTGAAGATATGCGTAGACGTGAACTTGTAGGGAAATCAAAGTACGGAACTACAATGGATAGAAGTGATCTAAGCACCGGTCAATGGATAACGCATCTAAAGGAAGAGCTGCAAGATGCTATTTTATATTTAACCAAACTTGAACAAATACACAATGCGCCTCAAGAAGATATTTAGCTTCGGCAACATCTTAGACCGAGATACCTACGAGCAATTAAGGGAATTAGATTACACCAATCCTAACTTTAAGGGTTGCGGTGACGAGTTTCAGTTTAATCGTGAATGGTGGGTTATGTTAGATCAAGGCGAAATAGTAGCTTATTGCGGATCAATTTATTCTAAGGGCATCTGCATATTTAACAGAGCGTGGGTTAGAAAAGATTATAGAGGGCAGGGCATACAAAGACGAATGATTAAAACCAGGTTAAAGGCAGCTTCTACTTTTTGCCATATAGCTATTACTTATACTACCTTAGACAACTTCCCTTCAGCTAATAACCTTATAGATTGCCGGTTCAAGCTATACTTACCGGAGTATTCTTACGGGGGTTCTGACAAACTTTACTTCCAAAAATTACTATAAAGTTTCACTTTAGTACAACAAAAGGTAGTAAAACTACTACTTTTGGCTGCATTTTACTTCCGACTTTGTCAAGTTATACCTTTACTTTATTACATTTTTAGTCAAGTTTTAGCTTTACTTTGTACGTATTTGCGTACAATTAAAAATATTTTTTTGACTTTTGCACTTTGTATTGTGTATTGTGTTATCTTTGTTGAAACAAAACACAATATGACACATTTAACCACCTACCAAATGTTCCAATATCAGCGATACGGGAACATATTAATTGACGGGAGCAGGAGTACATCAAACCCTTACGACCCTGCCCTATTGCCTAAAAACTACGATTACGAAGACGATGATTACACGTTTACTCGTTGGGTAGAACACAATGCAGAACTTGAACTTTTAAAAAACGAAGTATATGAAGATTGAATTTGTAAAAGAAACTAACCACAGAGGCGATGTTTACTATTATACAACAGTAGATGGTCGCTACCAAAAAGACACTATATCGTTGGACTACTCACAAGCCTATGAAATATTTATAGGTATGAGAAAAAAACAAGAGCCGACTATCGAAGTGTTAGAACATTATATTATTAAAGAAACAACACCAGAAACCAATGAGCCTAATTAAAATTCAACAGGAACTAAAAGCACCTAAAAACCAATTCAATGCTTTTGCTAAATACAAGTACAGAAGTGCAGAAGATATAATCGAAGCTGCAAAACCTATCTGCCATAAATACGGCTACGCTTTAATGTTAAGCGATGAGGTAATAGAAGTAGGCGGTAGAGTTTATGTAAAAGCTACTGCTTGTTTAAGTAACGGAGAAGATAACATTACCTGTACAGGTCTTGCTCGTGAAGAGGAAAACAAAAAGGGAATGGACTCTTCGCAGATTACTGGCAGTTCAAGTTCTTATGCTCGTAAGTATGCTATGAATGGTTTGTTTGCAATAGATGACACTAAAGATGCAGATGCTACTAATGAGCATAAAGACGAAGTAAGCGAAGGACAAAAAGCATTCTTGATTGAAGCACTTGATAAGACAAAGTTTACTCAGGAACAAAAGTATAAAGCTATTGAGAAAATAAAAGCTATTAAGACATTAGAGGAATTTAACAAGATCAAAGAAACAATAAAGAAAAGCTAATGAGGGAACTATTACCATTTGAAAGGCAGATGCTTCTGGCAGAAGTTTACCATTACGCTTGGTATAACGAAGAGGCATACGAGGACTTATTATCCTTTATTAAAAAGTATGAAAACAAATTAGACAAACCCGTTTTTTTTAACCCAATTAATAACAATGACACAGAAACAACAAATCTTGAACCACTTGCTTTCGGGCAAAACATTGACACCAATCCAGGCTCTAACTAAGTTTAATAGCCTAAGATTATCGGCAGTTATCTTTGAACTTAAACGCAAAGGATATAAGATACAGTCCGACTTAATTAACGTAGGTAATAAGAAACAACCTAAATTTGTAAGTAAATATTCACTAATAAAAAAGTAAAAAATGGAACAAAAAAAATGGAGTGCAGGTGCTTGGAAAAAGACCACTGCTAAAGGAGAAGTAATTAATTTTACAATTAATGATGTACGTTACTCAATGTGGGTTAATGCCTACAAGACAGAGGACAAGCAACCAGATTACAAGATTTATGTAAACGATTTTAAACCTAAAGAAGATACGGAAGGATTGCCGTTTTAATTATGCTAACGAGAAATAAAGATGTTTCAATAAGACAGTTAAAGGAGTTATACTATGCCCAACGTAATACCCACGTTAAATTGCACGAAATGATGCACCAGTTGGGATTGTTAGGCATAGAAGATAACGAGCCTTTAGGTGCGGATATAGGTGCGAGAAGCATCGTTAAATTAGTAGAGGAAGTATTTGAGTGCGATATATCAAGAAGGGATAGGTCTTTAAGAACTACCTTTGGTCGCAAGGCTGCCGCTTATTTACTTAGAAGGTATACTAAATTGAACCTCAAAGAGATAAGCGCATACACTGGCACTAAAGACCATACTACCGCAATTCATAACATTAAACAAGCAAATAACCTAATTGACACGGAAGATTGGTTTAAAGACAAAATGAAAAGAATTTGTCAAAAACTTGAAATCATCGAAAATTAGTGTATATTCGCAACATAAATAAAAAATACATTAGCGGAAGTCGAGCCGATAATGTGTTTAGTGGTTAAATAATAGCCCCTGATAGCTCGACTCTATTGGGGGCTTCTTTTTTTTATGGCAAAAGACCCTGCATTCCTATTTTATAGCAGCGACTTCCTAAATGGAGTAGCTGACTTAACAATGGAAGAGAGAGGACAATTTATTACTCTCTTATGTTTACAACACCAAAAAGGTACACTTACAGACAAAACCATTAGGTTATCTTTAGGTTCGGTTTCGGTTGATGTTTTGAGCAAGTTTTCAAAAGACAAAGACGGAAATTTTTTCAATGAACGCCTAAGCGAAGAGATTGAAAAACGTATTCAATTTACTGAAAGCCGCAGAAACAATGGCTCTAAGGGTGGTAGACCTAAAAATAACACAAAACCATTAGGTTTAGCTAAACATAACCTTATGGAAGATGTAAATGAAAATGAAAATGAAGATATAATTATAAATAAAAGTAAGTGTACTTTTGAAGAAGTTTATGAATATATGGCTTTTAGGATTGGAACAGAAGTAGCAAAGATTGAAGCCGAAAAGTTTGTAAATTACTATACAAGCAATGGGTGGAAAGTAGGTAAAAACCCTATGAAAAGTTGGACACACGCAGTAAATAATTGGATAACAAACGCTAAACAATATGCAAAAGGAACTACAAACAATAAGCCAAAACTTAATAAGCACGAACTCGACAACCTTGCCAATTACAACTATATCCACTCTACTTCCTATGGAGCAGGAGATTATGCAAAGCTTTTCGGGGGAGAGGGTTCGCAATCTGAACTCTACCATATTTAAACAAAACCTTGTTTATTTAATGCAGCTTGTAGGAATTAACAATCCTGGAGAAGTTAAGTTAGCAATCTTAGAGGATTGGATAAGAAACGAGTATGGAGGCTTTACAATAAATGAAGTTAAAGTAGCGTTTAAGCAAATGGTAGCTAATGACTTTATAGACCACTACCAGAACTTTAGTCCTGCATACTTTAGTCAAGTTATGGATAGGTACAAGAAAAAAGCAAACGAAGTAAGAAAAATGATGCCACAAGAACGAGTTGAAGCAATACCGCACTTAACCGATTTAGAGATAATCGATTACTCTTACCAAGAATATAAGCTTTTGGAAAATAGAACTTTTGATAGGTTGTTTAACCCATTAAGTGTATTTACAAAGCTTAATAGTTCAGGCATTAAGAAGTGGACAAAAGAAGATGGAGCGGTTGCTAAAAAGAAACTTATGGAGATTATTACCTACAAAGCTAATAAAATGGACATAATAAGCGCAAAGCAGTACCGAGACGAATGGACTGAACAATGGCTTAAGAACCAAGCAAGAGCCGTAGCCGTAGCTTTATTTTTTGATTTGCAAATTGCTAATAATAAAACTTCATTCAAATGAGACACGGAAGTTTATTTAGCGGAATAGGTGGCTTTGATCTAGCAGCAGAATGGTGCGGTTGGGAAAACGTATTTCACTGCGAATGGAACACCTTTGGACAAAAAGTATTAAAACATCACTTCCCAAATTCAATAAGTTACAATGACATCACAAAAACAGATTTCACTATTCACAGAGGAACTATCGACATCATTAGTGGAGGCTTCCCTTGCCAACCCTACTCAAATGCAGGAAAGCGACTTGGCAAAGAAGATGAGAGACACCTCTGGCCAGAGATGCTTAGAGCAATTAGGGAAATTCAGCCGAGTTGGGTTGTGGGCGAGAACGTTCGCGGACTTACTAATTGGAACGGGGGATTGGTATTCGACGAGGTGCAAACTGAGTTGGAAGCTGAAGGCTACGAAGTCCTCGCGTTTTTACTTCCAGCTTGTTCCGTTAACGCACCACACCGAAGAGACCGAATATGGTTCGTGGCTTTTAAAGACACCAACAACAATGGACGGGGAAGTAAGCAGTGGCAAGAAGAAACCAATAAGCGGAAATTCAGGAACTCTTGCTCAGGAAATAATGAGCTCGTACAAACCGACAATGAAAAAGTTGGGACTATTACCTACTCCGACAACTATGGATCAAACAAATGCAACAGCAACAATGAAGTCAACACAAGTCAAGGAAGGGTCTATGAGGTCAGTAACACTATCGAGAGCATTAGTAATGGGTTTAATACCAACACCACTTGCATCGGATTGCGGAGAGAAAGTAACAGGATTGGAAACACAGGACTCACTTTCAAAAAGAGTAAGAGAAATAACTGGCAAACCTTCCCAACTCAATCCGCTATTTGTAGAGGAAATGATGGGTTTCCCGGAGAACTGGACAACATTACCTTTTCTAAATGGAGAAAAGAAAGCATCAAAGCCTACGGAAACGCAATAGTTCCACAGGTTGCTTATCAGATATTTAAAAGTATTTGTCAATATCAAGAACTTTAGTATATTTTTGCTTTATGACCGCAAACGAATTAACCAAAGAAGCTATTAAGACCCTAAACAAAAATGGGTGCTTTGTATGGCGTAATAACAACCTTGCGGTTAGGGGGCGAACCTTCATAGGTTTAAAAGGAGTTCCAGATGTAGTAGGCTTTCACACACAAACAGGAGTAGCGGTATACTGCGAAACAAAAGCCATAGGCGATAAACTTAGCAGCTATCAAATAGCATTCTTAAACTTAGCAAAAACGGCAAATTGTTTTTGTTACATAGCAACCGAAGAGAACGGCAAACTAACCTTAAACGAGTATGAACAAGAATAGCATCATATTAGAACTTTGGGAAAGCCGAGAACTAAAGGAAGCAATAGATAAAATGCAGCCTGAAGATTTACGAGAAGATTTAAGAAGCGAACTATTTAAGGTGCTATGCGAAATGGACGAGGAACGTTTAATTGATATGCGCACCCGTAACGTATTAAAGTTCTACTTAGTTAGAACTATGATTAATATGATGCAAAGTAATACAAGCCAATTTTATAGAACATACAGAAAACCTTTAGAGGTTGAATTAATAGTACATGATAGAGACGAAGAATTGCTTGACAAAGTAGAAGATGAGTTATCAAAGATGCATTGGTACAAAGCGGAACTTTTAAGAGTGTATGCTATTAAGCACAACTGCAATGCTAAAGAATTAAGCAGGGTTACAGGTATACCTTATATGTCAATCCATAGGGAACTAAAACTAACTAAACGAGAACTTAAAAAACAATTACGCAAATGATAATTATAGCAGCAATATGCTTTGCAATATTCTTTGTAGAAATACACCAATTCCATAGGAAGTGGAAATTAGATTTTAAGCCTTTTAGTTGCACGAGTTGTTTAGCAGCTTGGAGCGGTTTGGCTTTATATTTACTTCCTACAATATGTACCGATGTAATTGCGTTTGTATTCATACCAGGAGTAGCAGCACCTTTACTTTCAAAACTAATGTGGAACTTATGGAAATAGATCACAGAAATTATTTAGACCTACATAGACCTAATTACGAAATGGTGCAGAACGGCTATGTAAGGAATATAGATTTGGACATCTTAAAAATGTACGAGCATATATATCGCAAGTATATGAACCCAGATTTCATATTAACAGTATGGTGTAGCCATTGTATTTTTGATATGATTAAAAGGCTTTACGAATGGTACGATTTACAACCACAACCAAAGAAACGCAATGCAAAGAGTAATTAATTTTAGCGGTGGCAAAACTTCTGCTTATATGACTATCCAAGAATATAAGCCAGGAGACATAGTATTGTTCTGCGATACTATGAGGGAACACCCTAAAACCTATAAATTTATTAATGACTTTGAAGCATTTGAAAACATACCTGTAACAAGAATAAGTTACGAAGGTGGCTTTACCGGAATGTTAAAAAAGCATAAAGCCTTACCTAATCAGTTTAAAAGGTTCTGCACAATAGAACTAAAGATTAAAACGGCAAAAAGATATTTGAGAAGCATAGGAATAAGAGAATTTGAAAACCTGGTAGGCTTTAGATATGACGAACCAATGCGAGTTAGCCGACGCGCCCAAAGATTTAAGAAGGTACACGATAAGTTTCCTTTGTTTGAAAGCAAGGTTACAAAGCAAATAGTAAATGAGTATTGGAGCAAAAAACCTTACACTTTGGAAATACCTTCTATATTAGGTAACTGTACTTTGTGTTTTATGAAAGGTAAAAACGCTATCTTAGCAATATTAAGGGAGTTCCCAGAACTTGCAGACGAATGGATCAATGACGAAAATAATAGCAAATACACTTACTTTAATGGTGTAACAATAGAAACGCTTAAAAGTATATCACAAAATAATTTGTTTAAGGAATTTGATTTAGATAACATAAACCCTGCGTATGACTGCGCTTGTACTACTTAACTATGGCAAACTTTATACACCCTACCGCAATCATTGGCGATAACGTAATTATCGGAGACGGAAACTACATTGGTGCTTATTGTATTATTGGCGACAAAGCCGAACATAAAAAGTTCTGGCAAAAAGAAAAAGGCAAAGTTTATATAGGCGATAACAATGTTATTACAGGACTTGTAACAATAGATGCAGGAACAGAGATTGATACCTTTATTGGTAATAATTGTTTCATAATGAAACACGCACACATAGGACACGATTGCACAATTTTAGATAATGTTACTATAAGCTGCGGAGCAAAAATAGGTGGGCATTCAATTATTGATAAAGGTGCTAACATAGGACTAAACGCAGTTTTACATCAGTTTGCAAACGTAGGAGAAAATTGTATGATTGGTGCAAGTGCCTTTGTAAAAGGAGATGCAAAACCAAATACTAAATATGCAGGAGTTCCTGCACGAGAAATCGGCTCAAACATAAGATAATGAATGCAATAATCTACTTAAACTATAAAGACAGGAACATCAATACATTGTTTGAGAATATCAAGAATGCAGGTAAGCATATTGATATAGTAACTATAATTAATGAAGAAGGTATAGCATTTGCAACTAATAAAGGCTTAAGGAATTTAAACTTTGATAATATAGATTATGTAACTATTATGGGTAATGATATATTAGAACCTGATAATTGGTTGCAAATAAGAAATGACTTTTTACAAGACAAAACTATTGGTATTTGTTCTATTCCTTTACATAGTACAGGTAATGACACGTCTGATTTAATTGGCAACCTTACTATAACAAAAGAAACTATAAATAAAGTTGGCGCATTTAATCAAGAACTTGACCCATACGGAGCAATAGATTTAGATTATTGTACAAGATGCAGGGCAGCAGGTTTGCATACGAAATACATTAAAGAATATACCGCAAATCATATTGAGCAAAATAGCATTGATGCTTATGGTTACAATAAAAATGAATTAGTACAAAAGACCTGGAGTTTGCATAGTAATAATGTATCTGGTTATACAAATGGAAATAAAACTTATTATATAAACTTATGAAAATACTTTGTATAACTTCTGCCAACTCTGGTGTCGGCTATCATAGAATTATGATGCCAATAGTTAATATGGAAAAAGAGTACGCACTTATTACCGATGTACTTAATGACGAACTATTAGAGCAAGGTTGGGATATTGTGTTAATGAATAGAATGCTTAACGAGATAGATGCAAAGCAAATGGACACTTGGCGCACTAAGTATGGGTTTAAGTTGGTAGTAGATAATGACGATTACTGGGAACTTAGCGAAACGCATCTATTGTATTACCGATACAAGTACAATAACATAGGCAAACAGATTACCGATTACTTAGAGATTGCAGACCTTTGCACTTGCACACACGAAAGGTTAGCAAGTGAGATAACTAAATACAATAAGAACGTTCACATCTTACCAAACGCATTACCTTATGGGCAAGAGCAGTTCCAGGATAACAAGACCGAAGATTACAAGGTTAGGTTGTTTTGGAGCGGTAGCGGAACGCACGAAAGAGATTTAGAAATACTTAGGCAGCCGTTCAAAAGGCTACAAGGTATGAATATAAGAACTGTTATTGCAGGTTACAATGACGGGGAGAAACCTATATGGGATAAAATGATAGATGCTTTTACTTGCGGACTAAAGCTTAACCCTACTATATATAACTATGCAAAGGTTACGGAATATATGGGTGCTTACACTGATAGCGATATTTCAGTTATCCCATTGGTAGATAACAAGTTTAACGCTATGAAGTCCAACCTTAAGGTATTAGAAACGGCTGCAAAAAAGAACCCTGCCATAGTTAGCCATGTCAATCCTTATTTAGATATGCCAGTGCATTATGTTAAAAGCCAGAAGGATTGGTACAAACATATTAAAGATTTGGTAAGCGATGGGGATATGCGAAAGGAAAGCGGACAAAAGTTATTTGAGTTCTGCCAAAAGAAGTATAACTTTGATGAGATAAATTTAGACCGAAAGTATATTTATACAAAACTAATAGATGCCAATATATAAATGCAGTTCAGGAAAATGGAGAATAGGTAACGGAGGTTGTGTTTACAATACCGAAGAAAAAGCTATGCAAGTTTGGAAAGCTATTCTTGCATATGGCAAGTTTGCGGATAGCTATACCGACTATCCTGAGTCAGCTACTAACAATGCAAAGAGGGCAATAGAATGGGCTGAGAAAAATGGTTGGGGTTCTTGCGGAGAAGCAACTGGTAAGGCAAGGGCAAGGCAGTTGGCAAATCGTGAGCCGATTAGTAGAGATACTATTGCTCGTATGGCTTCCTTTAAAAGACACCAACAACACAAAGATGTACCTTATAGCGAAGGTTGTGGTGGGTTAATGTGGGACGCATGGGGTGGGACATCAGGTGTTGAATGGGCGATTAACAAACTAAAAGAAATAGATCAAAAATAATTTGCATACTTAAATTTTTATTATTAACTAACGGAAAATTTAATGGGGAAAGTATGCAGAAACACACACAAATTTATTTGCAGGGAATGGGGTATAAAAAAACGGACTTCATTCCTTGCGAAGTGTGTGGCTCACAAGCGGTAGACATACATCATATTGAGGCGAGGGGAATGGGTGGCAGCAAAGACAAAGACACGATTGAAAACCTAATGGGATTGTGTAGGAAGTGCCACATAGAATACGGAGACAAAAAACAATATAAAGAGTTCCTAAAAGACATACACGCAAAGAATTATGGCAAAGATTAAAGAGAACAATAACAAAGTTAGCTTTGGCAAACGCAAAAGAGGCTCTGCAAAGAAGTCCTTTAATAAGCACACTCCAAGAGAAAAAGCATACAGAGGTCAAGGACGATGAGAAAGTTAAACGCTATATGGCTTCTCCTAACCCACAAAGCTTACTTCCTTGCGGTATGTAAGACGGGTAAAAACGGAGACGATATGACCACGATAGGACACTACACCTACGCAATGGCAGAAACTTTAATCAATAAGCATATAGCAGACGTAGATACTTACTTAGATCAAGAAGATGCAATCGACGAAGCAAACGACATAATTAATGGAATACTATGATATTATTATCAAGCCAAGTAGAGAGCATAGCCTCACGCAAAGACAAAACAATCAAACTAACTTTAGCAACCCAGGAACTAAGTCCTAAAGATGCTGCGGATATATTCCAACTTAACCAACAGTTCTGCTACTTGGCAATTAAAGAAGAGCCTTTTAGTAAAGAAGAGCAAGACATTGTAGAAAACCTTAAAGCAGACCCTGACACGTTTAAAACACCAAGTCAAAGATTAAGGGGCATCTTATACAGAACATACGAACAAGATAACGAAGGGTACAAAGATTTTAATACATATTACCTTTCCGTAATGGATAGGATATGCCAACACTATAAAAACAAGATAGATGGGTAGGTTTAAACTTATAGAGACACCAGAATTAATGCTTCAATACTTTAACGAGTATGCAGAATATTGCAAAAGCAATCCTATTAAAGTACACGATTTTGTAGGCAAAGACGGAGACGAAGTTTATAGGTTAAGGGAGCGACCTTTGACAATAGAAGGCTTTGAGAATTTTTGTGCAGACAAAGGAATTATAGGAGATTTAAGCCACTATTTTGCTAATACAAATAATGCTTACGCAGATTTTTTAACCATCTGTTCGCATATTAGGAGAAAAATAAGGCAAGACCAAATCGAAGGGGGAATGGCAGGGGTTTACAATCCAAGCATTACTCAGCGATTAAATAGCTTAGTAGAGAAGTCAGAGAACAAACACGAAGTAAGTGAGATTAAAATAACTTACGATAAGTAATGCAAACAATAGGTCTAAGCTTACATAAACCACACCCTGCACAAAAGCAAGTAATCGACTGCGAAAGTAGATTTATTGTAATGATGGCAGGGAGAAGATTTGGCAAGTCCTTGATTAGCCAAACGATAAGCATAGATACCGCAGTTAATAAAAAGCGTGTAGCTTACATTACCCCTACTTACCAATTAGGAAAGATATTTTTTAAGGAAATAGTTGATCTATTACCATTGGAGATATACTCTAAGAATGAAAGCGACCTGGTTATTACTTTCATAACGGGCGGTTCAATTCGTTTCTTTACGGGCGAAAGGTTGGACAATCTTAGAGGGTTAAAGTTTCATTTGGCAGTAATAGACGAGGCTTCCTTTATACCTAACCTTGAAGATGGGTGGCTTAACTCGATAAGACCTACCTTAACTGACTACAAGGGTAAAGCTATATTTTTAAGCACCCCCAAAGGTAAAAACTACTTCTTTAGTTTATTTAGCAAAGCCGAACCCGATTGGCAAAGCTTTAAATTTACTACATACGATAACCCATACATAGACCCGAACGAAATAGACGATGCAAGAAAGCAACTCCCAGAGGTTGTATTTGAGCAAGAGTATATGGCAAACCCGGCTGAGAACGCAGCTAACCCTTTCGGCAGCCAACACATTCGCAAATGTATACACCCAGTAACAACAATGCCGGTAGTAGCTTATGGGATTGATCTGGCGAAGTCAGTCGATTGGACAGTTATCGTAGGCTTAGACGAAGACGGGAATGTGGCTTATTTTGACCGATTTCAAATGGATTGGCACAATACCAAGCAAACTATCCTTAGGCTGCCTAAATGCCCTATCCTTGTCGATAGTACAGGGGTTGGCGACCCTATCCTTGAGGACTTACAAAGAGAAGGGGTAATGATACAAGGCTTAAAGTTTACAAGTTCAAGTAAGCAGCAGCTTATGGAAGGCTTACAAGCTGCAATACATCAAGGTAAGATAGGCTACCCTGAGGGAATAATAAGCCAGGAGTTAGAAGTATTTGAATATATGTACACGGCAACGGGGGTAAAGTACTCAGCACCTTCAGGCTTCCACGATGATGCCGTAATGGCTTTGGCTTTGGCTTGGCAGAACTTCAGCCTTAAACGTGGCACGGGTAGGTATGCCTTCCTTTAATTACCGCTTATCCTTGATATTTACCGCTCATCACAATTTTAAAAAAAAGTTTACCCATTTGATTGTTGAATGTTAAAAGGTTGTAGATTTACATACCAATTAACCATAAACACATTTTTATGAAAAACTTAATTTACAAATCTTCTTATTTATCAAAGCTTAATTCAAATAACCAAAGACATTGGGTTATAGATTATTACAATGGTAGATTTACTATGAGTGTGCCATTTTATATGATGCCATTTAGTATTAAAAAAGAAATGGTAAAACAAGGCTTTAATGCAAATAGAAACAAATAACATAAGCAGGGGTGCGACTGAATAACGCACAATTCAACTACCTAAACTAAACACAATGAAAAAAGAAACCGCACAACTTTTAGCCGTATTTTTAGTAGCTTGTTACCTTATAGGGCAACTTCAAGACATCTACTCAAAATGATTTACGCTATATGCCTTCTGCTAATTGCAACAGGTTTTGTAATGGCAGCATTAACTGACTACACAATTAAAAACTATGACCCAAAGCACAAAAGATTACATAGACAAATATTACGCAAGTGAGCCAATTAGTATAATGATGTCTAACATTGATGCGACTTACTTAGAGATACTTACATACTGCAACGAGAAGGGTTACGAGCCTTCTAAACGCAGAATGAGAAGTCCAGAACAAAAGTCAAAAGTTGGCTTTTTTGACATAGATAATTACAAACCCGAAACAATATAACAATGGAACTACAACAAATCTTTGAAACAACAAAAGAACAACGCATCGAGTTTACGCATCAATTAATTGAACGCTTAAACGCAGGGGAACTTGACCCGTTAAAAACACATATTCAGGTAAAAGCCTTAGAGGATATGCTCGAAACACTAAAAGCAAACAAGGACTACAAAGATGCGGTATTACAAGCAGCCGTGCTTAATGGCAAGGACTTTGAGTATATGAGTGCTAAGTTTAACATTAGAGAAGTAGGCGTTAAGTATGACTTTAGCAAATGTGAAAGTCCTGCTTACGAGGAGATTATGAACGAGTACAATAGCGCAGCTAAAGCCAAAAAGGATATGGAAGAGTTCCTAAAAAAAGTTCCGCATCAAGGGTTAGACATTATTAACGGAGTTACTGGCGAGGTTACAAGAGTTTACCCACCTTCTAAAATTAGCACAACAAGTGTAGCCGTATCATTAAAGTAATAAAAATATTGTACTTCTTTGCAATTTGCTTACCTTTGGCAGCGTTATGCTACATAGGTGGGCATCTTGCTTATGAGATAATGTTAAAACTAAGAAAATGACCTGGAACGAATTAACAGTATGGCAGTACCAACAGATTTATCCGATAGTTACTAAGCCTGAGAAGGATTGGACTACCTTAGACGTTGAAAGTAAGTTAGTAGGTATTTTACATAACCTTACAGACACGCAAGTGGATAGCTTAAGCGTAGGCGAGTTTAACAAATTAAAGGTAACCTTAAACTTTTTAGACGATAAGATAGAAGGTAAGCCGGTTAAGTACACCGAAGTAAATGGCAAACGCTATAAGTTTATTTATGATGTGCAGCAGATCAAAGCAGCCAGATACATCGAGACAAAAGTATTCAGCACCGATTTAGTAGGTAACCTACACAAGTTAGCAGCCTCAATGGTTATGCCTCAACGCAAAACTTGGTGGGGCAAATGGGTAGATGATAAGTACGATGCTTCCAAGCATAGCGACTATGCAGAGGACTTACAAGGGGCAAATTTTATGCACGTTTACCAATCCATTGTTTTTTTTTATCAAGTATACAGAAATTGGATAGAAGTTTCTCAGGCTTATTTGGTCAAGGAAATGACGAACAAGGGAATGAGTTTGGAACAAGCGAAAGAGGTGGTTCAAATTTTATGCAGCACTTTGGATGGCAGTATTGCGCCAAATCTGTTGCCGACCACGAAAATATCACAGTTGACCAAAGCTATGAGCTAACAACCATACAATTCTTAAATACCCTATCCTATCTAAAGGCTAAAGCCGATTACGATAAGGAGCAACATAGAAAACTTAAGTAGCCCTGCCATTTTTGGTGGGGTTAGTTATTTTTATACCTTCCTTATATTTATTAGCGTGAGTATATCGAAAGCACAAATACAAGCGTTAAGGGATAGCTTTATACAAAGCTTAGGCGGTAGCTTTGACAAAGTAAAAGATGGCGATTTACCAATATTAGAGGAAACACTTGCTTTGTATGGTAAAGCCTTTAACGATAAGATTACTGAAATACTTGACAAGGAAAACATTACGAGTTCTGGAAGATTGGCAGAACCGGCTTTGCCTATCATTACAAAGTTTGGCACGGGTTACATTTTAAGCCTCGGTTATGAACCAGGAAGCGAAGCATCTAAATACTATGACTTTGTAAACAAAGGGGTAAAAGGTACAAAGAACGAGAAAGCAGACAATAAAACACCTTACGCTTTTAAGGGCAATAAAAAAGCCGTTCCGGTAAGTTCAATAGAAAAATGGCTTGGATATAACAAGTTAAAATCGGTATCGGTTAAAAAGTATACAAAGCTTGGAACTGAAGCAAAGGCAATAGACGGCAAGAAATCCTTAGCCTTTTTAATTGCTCGTAGCATACATAGGAAAGGTTTAAAATCTACACGCTACTTTGATAGAGCAGTAGCGCAAATATTTAATAAGCAATTTATTGAAAACATAGCAGTCGCAATAGGTGGCGATGTGCAAATACAAATAAGACAAACAATCAATGGCAATAACAATAACAAGTAGTCCTGCACCCTATTCGTCTATGCACGATAACTTATGGTTCGTATCAAGTTCTACTAATAGCGGAACTACAAACTTTAAATTCGTGTATGACGTATACATAAACGGCAGCCAGGTTATTAGATCAAAGGTATTCCCTGCTCCAAGTGCAGAAGGTAGCTATGGGGTGTTTAACGCATCTCCAATGGTAAGAAGTTTTGTTACTAACTACTTTGAGCCTTCTGGAAACTCAATACTTGTAGCTTCAAATGATAAAATCAAAGTAGATTACCAAGTAAGGATAGGAGAAGAGGTAAGCGGTGTTACTACTACAAACTTAGCATCTGGCAGCTACTCAGCCTACAACTTTGTTCCACCATTGTTTGCAGACGTATTCTTAACTAAGAACCAAACACCTTTGGTGTTATCTGACTATTACGATAATTTACTATTAGAAAACTTTACCGATGATTTCTTAACGGAGCGAGATACCGACGAAATCACACTTGAATACGGAGATAACTTTTACATTACCTTCCTACGCATAGCAACTGGCGGTTATTCTGCTTGGGTTGAAGTATTAGGGCAAGGCGATGTGGTTACCAATACTGTATCGGGTAACATCACGTTAAGCGGTCAATTCAATATGTTTAACCTACAAGCAGGACACATAAATGATTGGGCAAGTGGAACTATTATTAACGAAGATACTTACGGCTACAATTTCTATTTAAAAAGAAGTGGCGCACAAACAAGAGTAATTAAGATAAGACATAAGTGCTATCCTAAATACCAACAATTTAACTTAGAGTTCCTAAATAGATTAGGCGGTTGGGATACAAAAAAGTTTGCCCTTGTAAATAGAAGGTCAAGCGAGTATCAAAGAGCATCATACAGGCGAAGCGATTGGCAGCTTGTAGGTGGGCAAATGACAAATATAGATGGATATAACAGATATAACGAGACAACTTTCAACTATGCTATTCAGCATAAGGATAAATATAGGCTTACTTCTGATTGGGTTAGCGAACAAGATTATTCGTGGTTGGCTCAGCTTGTATCAAGTCCTATTGTTTATATGGAGGTTCTTGGTGCTTATTTCCCTGTTACCATAAGTACAAGTAATTACGAGTACAAGTTAGAAAGTGCAGATAAACTATTTAACTTTGAGATTGAAGTAGAAGTAGGAAAATACTTAACAAGCCAATTCAGATAATGATTAGTACCGAGATATACGTAGAAGAGCAGAAGATTGATCTATTGCAAGATATATCTACCGAGTTTACTTATGCCATTGACGATGTAAGTGAGTTCGGTAGTCGCAATACTTCTTATAGTAAAACAATTAGCGTTCCAGGAACGGCAAACAATAACCTTGTATTTGGGTACATATTCGAACTTAACAACGCTAACTTTACGGATAATACCTTACCAAACGTAGGGTATAACTTCAACGTAACTAAACAAGCGAACTGCAAAATCTTTATTGATAAGGTGCAAATATTCAAAGGCACTTTAAGAATATTAGAGATAGTAATTGACAAAGAGACAATCGAATACCAATGCAGCGTTGTCGGGGAACTTGGTGGCTTTATTAATCAGTTAGGAAATAAGCGTTTGGAAGATTTAGATTTTAGCGCATACAACCATACTTATAGCGTAGCAAATATTAGTGCGAGTTGGGATAACGCAGGGGGTTCTGGTTATTATTATCCTTTGATTGATTACGGAAACGTAAGTACGGGAACATACGGAACACTTAAAAAGGATTTTCAATACACAACGTTTAGACCTGCTTTGTATGTTAAGGAGTATATGCAAAAGATATTTGCAGGAACAGATTATACTTTTAGTTGCCCGTTCTTTGATACCGCTTTATTCAAACGTTTAATTATACCGCATAACCAAACAAACATAACAACGCTAAACAATACAAGCCTTAATGCAGCTGCCAAGCTAATAACTATAAACACTAACTTAAGTCCTTATGTAGAATATACAATGGTTACCGCAGGTAGTTTTACACTTGACGGGTTAGGACAATTATTTACTTATGGAAGTGGTGTAACAATTACAACCGATATAAAGGTTTTATTAAGGGGTAACATTACCTTTTACAATCCACCATTACCAAACTATTCTGTTATACTTAAAAAGAATAACGCAGAAATAGGCAGACAAGATTTCGATGCAAGTGTAAGTAACTTTATGAATTGCGAATTCACTGTTAGCGGAGTAACCTTTGCTAATACTGACACAATGCAAGTTGAGATATTAGGAAACGGCATTATCCTGGATATAACTTTAGGAGAGATAGGTGTAACTACAAGCACACCTACACAAGTACAGGTAAACTTAGGAGAAACAATTAAGGTAAACGATACAATCCCAAAAGGTATATTTCAAACTGATTTCTTTTTAAGCATTGTTAAGATGTTTAACCTTTACGTCTATGAGAATAAGTTTAATGACAAGGAACTGGTTATTAGTCCGTATGTGGACTTTTATCCTGTTACATCGGCTACGGCAGAAGATTGGACTAACAAAGTAGATCGTGCAAAGCCTATAAGCATCAAACCAATGAGTGAAATTAACGCTCGTTACTATAACTACAAGTTTAAGGCTGACAATGACTTTTACGGGGAAAACTACCGCAAGAAGTACACCGAAGGCTATGGCGATTTTATTTATGATACTGAGTTTGACTTTGTAAAAGAAACCGATACTTTAGAAGTTATATTTGCTGCATCTGTATTGTTTCAGCAAACAGGACAAGACAAAGTATTCCCTGCTATTTACAAGAAATCAAACACCAATAGCGCAGAAGATAGAATGGATAGCATCATTCGTATAATGCAAACAAAGAAGATTACCGGTGTAGCAAGTTGGAATATTATGAACACAACTACTAACTTGGCTACTTATACAAGCTATGGTTACGCAGGGCATTTAGATGACCCTATTAACCCTACTAATGACATAAACTTTGGCGCACCTAAAGAACTACAATTTAACCCTAATAGTTACCCAAGCACAAACGTATTTAATGCCTTTCATAGTCCTTACATTGCTGAAATAACAAGCAAGGATAGTAAGCTATTAACCTGCTTTGGTTTATTGGATATTATAGACATTTTTAATTTAGATTTTAGTAAATATGTATTTATAGATGGGGTATTGTTTAGGCTTAATAAAGTCGAGAACTTTAACCCAATGGAATACAACACTACTAAACTATCATTCCTTAAAGTAATAGAAACATCATACTAATGGCACAAGAGAACGTAGGTATAAATATTAACGTACAAGGAAACGCAGTCGAGTCAATAGGTAACGTTAAAAAAGCATTAAAGGAAGCTAATGCCGAATTAATAAACGCACAAAGTAATTTTGGAGATTACTCACAAGAAGCAATTGCAGCTGCTAAAAGAGTTGCCGAATTAAAAGATAGGATTAGTGAAGCAAGGGAAACGGCTGACTTGTTTGACCCAGGTAAAAAGTTTCAGGCTCTTGCTGGAGCAGTTAATGCGGTTGCAGGTGGCTTTACTGCCGTTCAAGGTGCGCTTGGTGTAATAGGTGTAGAAAGCGAGGACTTACAAAAGTCCTTATTAAAAGTGCAATCTGCTTTGGCTTTATCGCAAGGCTTATCTGCGGTTACTGACTCAGCAAAGGACTTTCAACGTCTTGCTACAATCGTAAAAACAAACGTAGTAAGTGCGTTTTCTACTTTAAGAGGTGCTTTAATCGCAACGGGAATTGGTGCTTTAGCTATTGGCGTTGGCTTAGTAGCTGCTAACTTTGATAAGGTTAAAAAAGCGGTTCTTGATTTTATCCCAGGACTTGGAAAGTTAGCTACGTTCTTTGGAAATATTATAGAGAAGGTTACCGACTTCGTAGGTGTAACATCACAAGCAGAACGTGCTTTATCTTCTTTAGAAAAAACAACTAAGCGTGGTAATGAAGGTATTGAGGCACGAATTAAAATACTTACTGCACAAGGTGGAAAGGAAAAGGAGATATACGCATTAACTAAACAACAAGGAGAAAACGAACTTAACTTTTTAAGAGAAAAACTTAAAAGCAAAAACAAGCTAAGCGATGAGGAACTAAAGAAGTTTAGAGACCTTAAAACAGAACAAGCCGTTTTAGATGCCCAAGAACAAAAAAGGCAACAAGATATATTAACCGAAAATGCTAAGAAGGGAGCAGATGCAAGTAAAGAAGCAGACGCAAGACGTAAAGCAGAAGCAGAAAAAAGAAAAGCAGAAGAGGAAAAACTAAGCGAGGAATTATTAAAGACACAACAAGACCGAAGGAAACTACTTGCAGAAGATAACCTAATAACGCAAGACCAACTTGCTCAAGATAAAAAAGATGCAGAAGAGAAGGCTAAAAAAGAGCAAGAGGCAATAGACAATGAAAGGTTAGAAAATCAAAAAAAGGTTCTTGCTACTACTACTAACTTTACTCTACAAGGTATACAAGAACAACAAAACGCAGCAAAGGCAGAAGCTGAAATAGAAAGGTTAGCTACTGAAAACAAGTTAAAAGAACTTGAATTACAAAAAGCAGGAGCAATGGCAGCCCTTGATGCAGTCGCAGGACTTATAGATCAAAATAGTGTTGCAGGTAAAGCTATCGCAGTTGCCAAAGCAGTTATGTCTACTTACGAAGGTGCGACCAAAGCTTTAGGGGCTTACCCACCACCATTCGGACAAATAGCAGCAGCAGCCACAATAGCAGCAGGTTTAATTAATGTTAAAAAGATTGTAAGTACAAACATACCTTCTGCAAAGGGAACGGGTAGCGTAGGAGGTGGAGCAACCGCACCAAGTATAAGTTCAGCAGCACCTATGTCTCCGGCTCAACCTCAAGCAGCTACTACAAACCTAAGTAACCAGACAATCAACGCAATAGGCAACCAAGCGATAAGAAGCTACGTTGTAGAGAGCGATGTAACAAGTAACCAACAAAGGATTGCAGCAATTCAGCAAAGAGCCAGGTTTGGTTAAATGATAACAATTTAAAACCATTAATATTTAGAAATATGGACTTACCTGTTTATTTATTAGACATTAGCGAGGATATGAATGACGATGCTGAGGTTGATTATGTGGCACTCGTAGACAAACCTGCTATTCAAAAGAATTGGAATGCCTTTAAAAACCAACAACGCTTTGAAGTGGTTAGCGAAGATAAGCGTATTATCAGCGGCCCATTAATGTTGGCAGATGTCCCGATATTCCGCAGTGACTCTACTTATGGAGATTATTTTGTCGTTTTCTCTAAAGATACTATTTTTAAGATTGCGCAAAAGTTTTTCAAAAGAGGCTACCAATCAAACGTAAACTTAATGCACTCTCCAGATGCTCAGGTAGAAGGTGTTACTATGTTTGAAAGCTTTATTACAGATCAAAGCCGTGGCATACAACCAATGAAGGGTTTTGAAGATGCACCTGACGGCTCGTGGTTTGGTTCGTTCAAAGTAGACAATGAAGGCGTGTGGAACGATGTTAAAGAGGGCAAATTCAAAGGCTTTAGCGTAGAGGGGTTATTTACCTACAAGACAAAGCCAACTAAAGAACAAGAACTTATGAATGCAATAAAGGAAATATTGCAACGGGTTAAATGATAAACAAAATCTTTTATTAATATTTAAACAAAAAGAATGATGAACGCAAAAGATGCAATTATGCAAATTAGGGCTTTATTCGAAGATATGCCACAAGTAGAAGCACCTGCTCCTGCTGAAGCACCTATCGAGGAAGTACCTGTTACATTCGCAGAATATAGCCTTATGGACGGAACGAAGGTTATGATTAGCGAATTAGCTATTGGCGGTGAAGTTACTTTAGCTGACGGAACACCTGCTCCAACTGGCGAACACCAATTAGCAGACGGCACTAAAATCGTATTAGACGAAGCCGCTAAAATCTTATCTATTGAAACTCCAGAAGCAGAAGCTAAAGAAGCTGACGAAACACCTGCTGAAATGGGCAAGAAGATGGACGAGAAAATGGCTGACGAAATCGCAAACTTAGTAGCTGAAAACGAAGGTCTTAAAACACAAGTAGCACAATTAGAGGCAAAAGTTAAGAATGGCTTTAGTCAAGTAGCTGAATTAATAGAAGCACTTACTAAGACACCTAACGCTGAACCTATTGCGCAAC